GCAGGTATAGCTGTCACCCCTTCCGCTACAGTTTTAGAACCCGTTACATTATATACGGCATTTTTTATAGAAGTTATACTGTCATTTATAAAACTTAACGCACCGTCTACACCTGTACTTTCTAAAGCTTGTTGTATGTCGCCACCTATAGATTCTTTTATATCTTGCCCTGTTTGTGATGTAGGGGAATAACGTAAAAAATTTGTTAGTTCTTCGGGTAGTTTAGACCGCAACTCGTCGGATACCCCACGAGTATCATTACCTGACATATAGGATAGCGCATCCACCCCCGCCCTACCGAAAGGGTTTAATTGCGATACTTCTAGTACATTCTGCCCTAAATCCGCCGCTAAATTACTGCCGAAGCTACCTATAGCGTCCGCAGCACCTAAAAATTTATCCAACGGCTCGGCCTTGCCAAATCGTTCTAACGCAGTTGGTTCGGGTACGGGTGTTGGTTCAGGTTCGGAAAGCTTTTTACCTTTTATCCTGCCAGCTTCATATTCCCGTTTTACAAACTTTAAAATTTGCTCGCGTGTAGCGTTTTCAGGAAAGTTTACGGTGGTTGTACTACCATCGGGTAAATTTATTGTTTGTTCCACGGTTACACCTATAATTTAACTATTTTATGGAAAAGCCAATGAATTCGTCTTCCTCTTCCTTTTTCTTTTTCTCACCTTCTCTGGCATTTTCACGGTCTAACCACCTATTTTGAAAAGCATACATAGACTCACCTTCTTTAATTTTAATCCCGTCTACAGTAGCGTCTTTACGAGCAGAAAACATACCGTATGTTTTTTCTATAAATTCGCCATGTATTCTATCTAAATCGGCGGTTAGTTTAGACGCTCTAGCCGCTTGGTTAAAGAATTTTACCAACATAGCAGGATTTGCACCTTGAGCGGGATAGCCTGCTTTAAGTTCTTTAAATTCAAAGTTTGACATGGCTCCCGGAGGTCTATCTGCTACAACTCTGTTATTTACATACCCCGTATATGAGCGTCGAGCAAAGTTCTCAACGTCTTGAGTACCTAATACATCTTCAAACGTATCTTGTATTCTTGACGCTAGACCCTGCTCCGTAAAATCGCCTTTAGCGGCTATTTTAGTAAACTTTTTTTCTAGGTCAATTGCTTTACTGTATAACCTATTATTTTCATCCATACTTTCAGACTTATCATACATAAGCTGCGTGTGGTCTTGGGTATATTTAAGATTGTCTTTAGTTTTTCCGGCGTTTTTAAGAATATTTTCTTTTTCAATACTTTCCAGTGTTTGACCAGTAAGTACGTCGTGAGTAGTCCCGTAAGTTTTATTGTAAAACTTACTATACTGGTTACCATCAGCGTCAAAATAATCGCCTATTTCTACATCATCACCTTGGGGTATTACACCCATCGCTATAGAAGTATTAAAACCAATATTAAGCACTTTTTCAAATTCTTCATCAGTGGCATTTAAGGCGGCTTCTATTATTGGCGCAGTAAAACTAGAGTCCGAGTTATTTTTACTTAAAATTTGACCTCTATCTAGCCAAAATTGCCTACTCTGTTTTACCTTACCCGCCGTAAGATTTGCTTTAGACTCGATTATCCCACTAGCCAAACTTGCTTTTTCTTGCTCACCTAATTTTTCATCTATATCTAAAATTTGTTTGGTTTGTACGGGGTTTAAATCAGCCATACTACGAATCATATTGGGGTTTTTAGTTTTTTTATACTCGCTATACAAATTACTATATTTTAGTTCCCTTTCCCTAGCCAGCCGCGACGATTCTTTTTCTTCTTCGTAGGCTTCTTTTCTAGCTTTCTGCGCCATTAAAGCGCCAAAATCTACGTTTAAACCTGATACGTTGTAATTATAAGCCATTGAAAACCTCACCGTAATTTACTCGGTCGTAACCGTCTGCCCCGCGAACTACCGCAGTAGGTACTAATTTTTTAACTTCATCGGACATAAATCCGAACCCTTTACCTGCCAGCCCACTTATATCTTTCCATTTCCATTCATAAAATGGTAAGCCACGGAAATCACCTTGCTTTTGTATGTCTGTTTTTAAACGTCTATCTGACATCATCATAGCGGCTGATATGCCCGTCCCTATTGTATTGTTAATAGCATTGGCTTGCCCAGTAATTCCTGCTGCTCTAGCTGCCCCCATATCGCTGTTCATATTAGAAAGTTGAGTACCCTGACCGACACCTAAATTAGCCATTAATTGCGCTAATTGCATGTTCTGTCCTGCTTCCCCACCACCTAAGCCACTTAGCATATTAGCTAAGTTATTGCTAAATGAGCCAATTTGACTACTATAATTTTGACCTAACTGGTTTTGATAGTTAGCCATTTGATTAGCCGTATTTTGGTATTGACCGGCTATGTCACGACCTGCTTGCATTCTATCACTTGCTACTTGCTGCCCTATGCTACCTGTCATGTTAGCGCCCTGCTGCCCTGCGCCAGCCATAATATTAGCTGCCTGCCCACCTAGCTGACCAGCTAAATTTGCTTGCTGACCGAGTAGACCGCTCTGCGCGTTAGCCGCATTAGCACTTAAACCGCCTAACGCTTGCCCAGCTTGCATAGCTTGCCCAGAACCTTGCCCCATAAGGTTAGCTTGCTGCCCAGCTATATTAGACCCTAAATTAGCTTGAGATTGACCGGCCTGCGCCGCCATCCCTGCACCTTGCCCGTATAAACCGCTTTGCGCTCTAGCTATATCTGCTGCTGCTCCTGCTTGAGCTTGCCCCATCTGGCCTAACAAATTAGCTTGAGCTTGACTTGCTTGCCCTGTAGCGCCTGCTAGTTGACCGTATAAACCGCTTTGCGACCTTGCAATATCACCGGCTGTTCCTGCTTGCGCCTGCCCTAACTGCCCAGAAAGGTTAGCGCCTGCCTGCCCTAATTGTGCCTGCATCCCTGCCCCAGCTTGCTGAATGCCAGCTTGAGTTTGGCCTAACTGACCTAATAAACCTGACCCCTGCCCAAATACGTTAGCTTGCTGACCGGCTACATTTTGCATGAGGTTAGATATGTTCTGCCCACCCTGCTGCGTTATGTTAGCACCGGCTTGCGAGAGTGACGCCTGCCTTCCTGCGGAATCGGCGGTTATACCTGCGCCCGCTTGCCCTAATTGCCCTAATAGCTGCCCCGCCTGCCCACCTAATTGCGCTTGTTGCGCTGCTGACGCTTGCGCTAGAGAAGCACCCTGCCCGCCTAATTGAGCAGTTATATCAGCCCCACGTCCTATTAAGTTCCCTGCGTTTGTACCTGCTTGCGCCGCTAAATTAGCACCTGCTTGCCCTAATTGTGCTGCGGTACTAGCGCCCTGCCCTGATAATTGCGCCTGCTGACCTGCCCCACTTTGCAATAAATTAGCAGCCGTGCCCCCTGACGATTGCGATAAATTAGCACCGGATTGCGATAAATTAGCACTTTGGCTAGCGGCTTGCTGCGCCAATGATGCGCCCTGCCCTGATAAATTAGCTTGCTGCCCCGCCATTTGCCCTATAAGCCCAGATGCCGCTTGCCCTTGCTGTCCTGATAAGCCGGCTAATTGTGAAGCGGCTTGCTGCCCGCGTCCTGCAACACTTCCTAGACGGCCAAACGACGCCCCTAATTGTTGAGATGCAAGCCCTTGCCCAAATCTGGCTAAATCCCGCTGTACTTCACCACCCCCTAAGCCACCTGTAGCGGCTGCGTTAGCTAATAATTCTCTCCTACCCTGTTCACGAATAAAATCAAATTCTGGAGAATTAAGTGTGGCGTCCATAGCTTGTTTCTGAGCGTCACCACCTAAAGCACCTGATAAAGCTGCCTGTTGCTGGTTAGCTTGCGAACCGCCTTGCGTATAGGGGTCAACATCTTGACGTGCTTGGTCAAACCCTTGGTTTAACTGGTTTAGCGCTTGTTCTTGCCCACTAGTTATAGCTTGCGCACCCTGCTGCAATGATTGTTGGCCTTGTTGTTGGCCTTGAGTTATAGCTTGCTGTCCTTGCCCTAGCTGATTCTGAGCTAGCTGCGAACCGCTTTGTATAGCGTTTAAACCTGTTTGCGTTGCTTGATTTATAACCGCCTGCCCCTGCCCTAACTGTGCTGCGGCTTGCTGCTGCGCTTGAGATAATTGCCCTTGCCCTTCCAATGCTCCCGCTGTTATAGTGGATGCGCCTTGTTGTAATTGCTGGCCTGCTTGCCCTTGCGCGTTTGCAAGTTGCGACTGCACAGCTTGTTGAGAGCCTGATAATAATCGCTGCGCATTTTCAAATTGTGCTGTACCAGCTTGCCCTGCTGCTTGTAACTGTTTATTGGCTTGAGCAGCACCGCTGGATAGTTGGTTTTGTCCTTGCGCTACCATACTTTGCGCTTGCTGCTGCGACTGGCCTAACGCATTTACACCCTGACCGCCCGCCTGTTGTAAAGCCGTATTAGCGTTACCTAACTGCCCTAAACCTTGATTTGTTGCGTCTTGTGCCATTTGACCGCCAGCGTTTAAACGCTGCGATAGTTGTTGATTAGCTAACGATAATTGTCCAAAACCTTGACCAGAAGCATTAGTTAAGTAATTTTGAGCCTGTCCGCCAGCCTGTCCTAAAGCTCCTACGCCTTGCCCTATATCGTTCCTAGCTTGGTTTAAACCTTGCCCTATAGTTCCCATTCCTTGTTGCCCTGCGTCATTTAAAGCCCCTTGAGCAAATTGCCCTGCTTGACTTAGAGCGCCAACTCCTTGTCCTAATGCCCCCATGCCTTGGTCTACGCCAGATTGTATCTGCCCCGATCCCGTCTGCCCTGCTTGCCCTAAAGTGGTGTACCCTCGGCCTAACATTTGTTGAGATTGCCCAAACGCGCCAGTAATATCGTTACGTCCTTGGTTTAAACCGTTTTGAATAGTTTGCTGCCCTTGACCTAAGTAATTATTTATTTGGTTGTTAGCACCACCAAGCTGTCCTAATGCGTCGCCCGTAGTTTGTTGTAGTATGTTTAAACCCCCACCTAAAGCGCCCTGTAACGCGGCTTCACTACCGCCTAGCCCATATTGCTGAGTAGGCTGCGGTTGAGTTTGAGCTATTGGGCTTCTAGAAATTGGTAAATCAGCATAATTTGGAGATTGCTGGAACTGCGCAGGGGGGGCGCTACCCACGCGCGGCAAATCAGCATAATTTGGAGATTGCTGGAATTGATTAGAAGGATCATAAACAGTGCCAACTGGCGGTAATTGCGTTGGGTTTGGGTTTAATGGATATTGTGAAGTTTCTTGTTGAATTAACGCATCTTGACCACCACTTCCAATTTGTGGCCTGTTTAAATACTCGTGCCATCTTGCGTCATTTTGCATCCCACCCTTTGGAAATTGCTGCCCAATTTGTGGTCTGTTTAAATTTGCGTCATTTTGCATTCCGCTATTAGGATTATAATCAGGACTCATGTACGGTGAGCGTTTACTTGTAACTGGCGGTTGAGAGCTAATTTGAGCAGTTCGTATATCTGAAGCCATACGTGACGGCATTTGGTTAGGCTGGCGCATCATATTTGTTGGTGAAGGCATAGTTTGCCCCTCCATGGGTAGCGTTTGAAGCCCACCCGTAGCGGGACGGTTTCTTCGGGGTAATGCAGGCATAGTTTTATCCTAATAAGTCGTTTAATTATCGTGCGGTAAACGTTGTTGGGTTATACGGTAATGTGCTTGGTTGCAATGAACCGTAATTTCCACGATACCCATCAAGAGAACTTCCACCACCCATTCCACCACCCATTCCACCACCACCGCCACCGCCACCTCCGCCCATTCCGCCCCCACTCATTCCGCCACCCATTGCATTACCCCCGCTGGATATTATTTCTTGGTAATTTGCAGGTTGAGAAGGATTTAAAATATTATTTAAATATGGTGATGATATACCATTTCCAGTATTAAAAATGTCATAATTTGGCGGTGGTTGAGTTGCAGTTGGTTGCGTTGCAGTTGATTCCTGCTGAGTAGAATTTGCGTTTGGGTCGTACACGCTAGGCATACCACCTAAAAACGATTGTGCGTCAAAGTTTATCCCTTGTGGCTGTAAACTACTGTAGTCTACAGCGTTACCGAGAATAGCATTTTGCATTTGTGGCGCTGCCCCAGATAAAGTTTGCTGGGCTTGCATACTGCCTTGATTCATAGTATCTAAAGCGGGGGTAAACCCCTGCCCCATAACATCAAAAGCTTGTTGCGTCCGCTGTAATCGAGAATCAGTAGCTTGTCCAGAGTATTTATTAATGTCGGTTTTTGCGTCCGCAATACCTTTTTTATACTCTACCATACCTTTTTCGGTTGCTGCTATTTGCGCTTTAGAAGCGTCTTTTGCGCTACCCCCAAAAACTGCGTCTGTTATTGCACTCATTAGAATATACCTCGTTGAAACAACACCATGTCGCAGTGCGCCTCATCTTTAAAAAACCCGTTTTTATAACGGCCTATTTCTTTAAACCCTATTTTACGTGCAAATAAGGAAGCGTAGCGTTTAGACGCCGGTATGTTAGTTATGATGCTATTATACATTTTAGGCGCGTGAGTGCTAGCATACTTTAAAGACGCTTTTCCAGCTTTTTCACTATATTTTCTAAATGGCTTTTGTATAAACGGGTGAATTTCTAACATAGTTCTGTTGTAGGGTTTAAATTGTACAACACCTACTAACTCAACCCCTGCGTGTATAGAAACCCACAAATCTTTTAACACGTCAACATAACCGTCTAAAGCGTTTATGCCTGTACCATCTTCAACGATATCATCAAATAATGGTATTATGCACTTTGTTATAGTTTCTTTATCAAAAATACGTTCTACGCTAATATCCATCCTTTTGTCCTATCACCGTTTACGGCTTGCGCCGTTTTTATGTATATTATAGCGCCTGTGCCGGCGGATAAATCATAATATGTAGCGCCAGCTTCAGCTTCTATTATAGCTTCTGGAGTTCCATCTCCGGTAATTGGGATTCTAGCTTCTATTTCTTCTTGTGCTACACGCCCTTCAGTATTTAAAAGCCCGTAATCATCAAAAAAAATACGTGTCTTTGGTAAACCGCTAACCTTGCCCACTACCAAGCCCCCGTTTATACGTAAGTTCCATGCCAAAAAAACGTCTTTTTACAAAGTCGCTAACTGTAACTTTAAATATGCAATACCTGCTTACACGCCCGTTTTTATACCATATCTGGCGTATTTTTCTATCGCCTACAGCACCTAGATAGCGCGTTCTAGGGTTTTCAAATACCGCCCCGTCCCTACTAACTTCTAATCTAATTTCAGGGTTAGGCGCATCAGAATTTCCAACTCCAGAATCGCATAAAACTTCTATGCTAGGTAGGCTAAAGCTATTCCCCATATCATACAGTGGCGACGTAGTAAAAAAGCTAATTAACGGCTCGTCATATTCTTTGTAAACGCCTGCTTTTATTAAACCTATCCGCCCATCTTCAGAATCACCTACAAGCAATTCATTATACGCACTTACGACTGTACGAATACGGCATGGTTTTGTTATTCTAAATCCTCTAGTATCCCTAGTTTCACTTTCCCTTTCATGCCATTTAGTTGTAGCCGTATCAAATATAAAAGTCCAATTACTAGCTGTAAAAGCTATAAATTCATGCCCCCGTAAAGAATATGACCAACTATATATATTAGAAACTTCTTCTTCCGATAACTCATGTATTTTAGTATCTATAGCTGTGGAGCTTATTTTTTGGGGTTCTGAACCATTAAACAACCATATTACAGGCTGTTCATTAGCCCCATTGCCAACCCATAAAACTTTATTACCTATTGACTGTACAGAATTTGGAGCTATACAACCCTGAGATAAAACAAACCCGTTTATACGCTGGAAAGGAACGCCCGCTCCACCTATATTACGGTAGGTTTCTGTAGTTTCGGCACCTAATAAATATAGTTGATTTTTAAATACAAATGGCGCTACTATTTCGTCAGGGTCAGCTTCGGCGCTTATAAAATCAAGCGCGTTCCAATCAGTGCCGTCGTTAGGAGCGGAAATAATAGCTTTTTTCTGGTTTGTAGTAACTACAAAATATGAATCTATAAATACGACACGTTTAGGAATACCGTTAGCTTGAAACCCTGCGTCAGTAATACTTTGTAATTGAGGATTTGCGGTAGGTTGGTATATATGTCCATTACCTTCGCTGTCTATAATTATTAATTGACGCCCGTTATCGGACATAGAAACCGCGCCCGTACCTTCTATTTCCCCTAAAGTTACTATTTTATAGCTAACTGCGCCACCAAAACCTACTGAGCGGTCTAAACGATATAGAAAATCTCCATTAACAAAAAAAGGAACCGCATTAAATACCCACGACCCTCGATTTGAATCTGCTGCATTACGACTAGTCGTTAACACTTCTTCAATACCTTGCACTTCAAATAAACTAGTGCTTGATAACGCAGGAGCTTGCGGGTAGTTAGGGTAAAGATTGACACATCGTTGATTAGCAAACGGCAATGAATCTGATTCGTAGTATCCGTTCCCCACGTCAATCGTAACGTTAGCCATTTATTTGATCCTATAAACTATATTTTCAATCGTAGCATTATTAGAATTATCATTATTTTCAACCCAAATTTCAACGTAATCATTTGTATTTAATGGTAAATCCCAAATCAAAGACACGTTTGCAGTTGTTGTTGCGGTGACTTCTTGCATAACTCCTGACCCTGAAATAACCACACCGTTTTTAGCAGTATAAAATGTAAAATCATGTGTGCCTGAAGCACTTTTAAATGTTATTGATGCTGCTATATCTGAATTGTGTTGTCTGACACCATTGTACGTAATCCTACCGTTTACATTTGTAGTGAACAAAGATGCTTCAACAGCCGTAAAAGACCCGTTAACGACGACCGGAGTGTTTACAGTTGATATTGCTGTAGTTGCCGAAGAACTTAGATAAGTCAGCGCAACTGGTCTTGTGTCAGATATTTTATTGTTGTTTTGAAAGTCCCAACCTGCATCATTTACAGTTACAGTGTCTAAACCAATCATGCCGCCAATAATTGTATTGTGAGAAATAAACCCAATTACACCCGCTACTAAATTAGCGCCAGATGCCGCACCCTTTAAAAACTTTTGGCCTGCCACGCTGCTTGCAATGTTAACGTTTGCAATGTTTAAAGATGTAAAAGTTGCAGTCCCTAAGTCAGCAAAAATTGATGTTGCATTTGTTGTGGATTGCACAGTAAATGAATCTATATTTAAACGTCTATTGGTTACTGCACCAACTGTAAACCCTTGGCCTGTGTGTGACTGGATAAAAACATTATAAATGCCAGTTGCAGGAGAGTTTAAGCTACCTAAATTTTTGACTTGATACAACAAAATCCATCTTAGCAATAAATTACCCGTTGCTACTGCGGCAGTATTTAAAAAAGTACCGTTTGCGCAATTAATTCCAATTTCTTTAACGCCCGCAAGACCGTTGGAAAACGTGAACATGTCACCCGTTCCAGTGTACGTTAATGTAGTATTAAAACTATCGGCTGCACTTACAACAGTGTTAGTGCCAAGCACAAACCTGTTGCTTGTTGAAATGTTGGCGGTTAAAAAATAATTGATATTGTCTTGCAGCGTTATAACGCCAGTTACGGGGGTTGGGAAATCTGACAGCGTGCTGATTATTCTTGTATTGTTAGCTAAAGAAACTTCTGAGTTATCAATTATAATTTTATCGGATTCTTGAGTTATGGATATTCCTCGTCCTGCAAAAAGACGTCTAAACTCAATAACTGCGGCTGTACGGTTTTTAATAATCTCCGCGCCATCATTTGTATTACCGGCATTATTAAACTGGCCTGATAGAGTTATAGAACCGCTGGGGTTTACGCTGGTACTGATACCTTGCTCCCCTACTACACCCCTAATACTGTAATTTGGTGATACACCTGTAAGTACCGGAGTTGCTCCGCCAGCGTTTAAACCTGTTATAGCGCCAGTAAGCCCTAAAGAAGTAGATAAATCACCAATAGTCACCCTATAAAGCGTGTCATTTGTAACAACGGGGAAAGTATCCGAGTTATTTACGGTGCTTTTTCCTAAAGCTACCGCTAGTTGTTCAGGTATAGTTTTACAGCCCATTTTTAGCACTCATTAGTATCTTCGCAACAGTCTGGATAAAACGGGTTTCTTAAATAGCTACCGCTTGACCCTTCGTTTCCGCTGCCTATTGGTAAAGTACCGCCAAAATTGGAGTTTCCAATTTTAACGCCTATTATTTCCATTGTTTTTAAGGATTCATTAGCTGACCTAACTAAAGATTGGCTAACAGGGATGTCATAACCGCTTGCAAGTCGCATAGCTAAATTAAACACCATACCCTCATTAACACCTTCTGGAACTGTTACAACGTCATTAGGTGAATTAACTTTAGTATAGCCTAATTTTACACCCACAGCGTCATATGCCGCCATCATCCTGTTTAAATACCGTATGCCAGTGTTTAAATCAACTGCTGGTAGAGTCTGTTCTTGCGCTTGTACCGTAAGTTCAGTTAAAGCGTCACGAATAATTGCTCCCGCTGTTTCTGGCATGGTTTTACTCCAACGTACCTACTGAAAAATTAGGTAGTTTAACTTTTTTAGTGGGTTTTATTTTCTTTTTAACGTCGGCGGCTAGTTTCTTTTTAGCTTTTTCTATGGCGTCTTTTTCTTTTTTCTTTTTAACTTTACTTGCATCACGTTTAGATTTGACTTTTAAAGCATCTTCAAAATCTACATTTAACCCTGATACA